CAAAGGCGGGAGACTTTTCTTTAACGTGTTTGCGGAATAGTGCGAGGTCTACCATTCATCTTTGCCGCTATCTGTTACGCGAACAGTTGCGTCGATATCCTGACTGATGCGTTCGCCGTACTTCTTCGGTGCAATCTTGCCCAAGTACCACTTGCGGGCATCGGCCCGATTTTTTGCCCAAGTAACATGGCCTGGATCGATTGCACCAGTAACAGGGTGCGCGGCTGGGGATTCATCAAGGATATTAAATATCTGCTCAACTACCGCATCTTGCGATTGAACTTTAGCCTCGCGATATTGATCACGAAACTTTTCGTTCTCAGCTACCCAACGCATAACAGTACCAAGCGGAGGCATCCCATCCATTCTGCAAATGGCACGAAGAGACTCACCGCAAGCAATAAGCCCGCAGATACTTGCAGCCAGTTCGTCATTGAAGATTGTTGGGCGCCCACCAGCCATCAAATAACCCTCATCCCAAAAATGTAGTAGCTGCTACCAATCTTCATGTACAGGTCCTTACCGAACGCTACTAGCCTCGATACAGATCCACACCTGGCAAACTGGAATGGGCCGAATTTGTAATGGCAATTCTTGCTCATCACGCACCAACCTTAGCCGCAGCCTTACGCTTGGCACGACCAGCAGAGAAGCAAAGCCCAGCGCACCCAGCCACCCAGATGAAGAACGCAGGACCAAACTGCCCGCCATTCTCATGCACCGAGGTAACAGCCTGGATGAAGCAAAACGCCGCCAGCAGATACCAGATCCAGCTTGCGTTGCGAACGGTCGAGTAGTTTTTCTTCCAGGCCATTTTGCGTTCCCTCTGAGCGCGTTTTTGATGTGATTCACTATAGATCATCGCCAGCCGAAATGGAAGCTTTTTTGACCCGACCAGTAACAGGTTGTCATAGCACTCAAAGTGTGCTCGATTGTGCTCAGTGAGCACACATCCCCAGCCCAGCAACGGCAAGGCTTTGAGCCTGTTTAAGTGCAAATTGTGCTCCCCTAGCCCTGCACAAGTTTTCGCGCAAAAACACAAAAACAGCCACAAATGCGAACGATTGATGTTAACTCGTTAAATGGAGAGAAATGGAGAGATGAGCACAATTTGCACTTAAATACCCTCTAAGCCACGGAATACGTGGCCTAGACCTGTGTGCTCAGGGAGCACAATTTGAGCACAATTTTGTGCTCTTTTTTCTATCGACCAAACTATAGAGCCTCTGATTGTGCACTCAAAGCACACAAAGACACAAAGAACACACAGTTGACTCGTAGGTAAATAGCAGATATCGTAGGCATCACAGAAAAGCCAGGAGCATGCAGCATGGAAATCAAGAATTCACCTCCACCATTTCCCATTGAGCCAGGTAAGCAGAAGTACAATTTCTCCAGCATGGAGGTCGGCTCATGGGTGGTGGTTAGCGACATTGAAACCGCCAACAGGATGCAGAATGCAGCACGCGCCTATGGTCGCTATCACGGCACCGATTTCAAGGTTTCTCGACGCCAGCACGAAGGCAAGATCTACCTGCTGAGGGTTAGCTGATGGCTAAGGATGATGCTGAGGTCATCGATTTCTCATCCCTGCCTGATTTCGATGATGTGCCGCTTGACGTCTACCACGATGTCGTACCGGAGGCCGGTGACTTTGAAGCGCCTGACTTTGATATTCCGCCTGGAGAGGTCGATCACACCGACTATGAGCGGCTTGTTGCTGAAAGCTTAAAGGAGCACAAAGCAAAACCGGATAAGGTTGTCCGAATTTCTCCAAAGCCAAAAAAGCGACTAGAACAACTTCCGCAACTGGATGAGCTTGACCAATTTATAAGTCTTCCTGATTCCATTCGGGAAACGATTGTTGGTCGATATGCTGTTGAAGTTGCCCGGTCAATTGAATTTCCAGAGGCCAGCACCCTGATTGCGCTTTTGGGTTGTGCAAGCGCCAGTGTTGCTAGCAACTATGCTGTCCAGTATCGAACTGGCTCAAGTCTTTCTACCGGGCTTTATGTCGTGGTTGAGCAGCCGCCATCCACGCAGAAGACGCGGATACTTGGCGCTGGCCTAAAGACCTACAAGGAGGCGATGAAGAGACACAATGCCAAAGTTTTCGCCAAGCTTCGCGAGGCAAAGGAAGGCGACCCGGATCTATATAACTGGCTTCGTCCTGGTTTTGTCTACACCACAGATGCGACAACCGCTTCCATCGACAAGAACTTGGCCTCATCTTCCGAGGGTAGGTTTGTTATCGCTTCCGCAGAGCAGTCGGCACTTATATCGATGTTCCCTGCCGCATCGTCCTTTGCGAGCACCAACGAGCTGATCTTGAAAGGCTATGCGGGCGAAGATGTTTCGGGCATGCGTAGCGGTAGGCAGGCATTCAATGGCATTGCAAATGGCACGGTTGTGCTGATTGCGCAAAGCGGCTCTGCTCATCGGATTCTATCCGAGTCGAACGGCACAGGCATGGCTGAGCGGTTCTTCTTCGTCGCTGAGCCAGATTACCTTGGGTACAGGAAATTCAAGGATGAGCCGGTATGCCATGAGATCAAGCGTGCCTATGACACATCGTCACTTGCCTGCATCCAGAGCTACTCCGGGAAGATCCACTCTCACAGCAACTCGGATGAGAACAGGCGCATCATCCTTGATCCTGAGAATCTAGATCAATTGCGCGCCACGCAGTCTGGATACGAGGCGATCAGGGAGTATCGTGTAGCTATGGAGCCTCGCTTAAAGCAGCTAAAGGATAGCGGCGATATGGTGATGCTTTCCTGGCTTGGCAAGTTTGAGGCGCACGTATTGAAGATTGCAGCGGTTCTGCATGTGTTCGAATGCCTTGGCAATGAAAGCAAGGTTCCGGAGGTGATCCCGGATAAGATGCTGTTTGCTGCAATCGATCTGGTAGAGGTCATGTCTGAGCACCAGGAGAAGCTGATTCAGGATTCTGGCGAGTCAGGCATGGATGCCGAGGAGCAGGCTGTGATTGAGGTCATCTCAGGATCGTCAATGACCAAATCCGTTCTACTGCAAAAGCTCAGGTTTAGGAAACCTTTCAGGGCAATGAATAAGCTTGCCTACAAAGCAGCCGCAAAGCGCGTCGAGATGATGGTGAATGACGGCAAGCTCATCATCAACTCAAGCGGAAAGCTGGAGGTGGTATGAGGTGCGATGAGGCTATTTTTGAATGGACTGGCGTGAGGATGCTGCCACCTCCCGAGGATGGCGTCATGAGGTCGTTTCGTATCGATCAGCTACGCAACGGCTTTGTAATTGCTATCGGAGGGCTGTGGGCTATCGGATCTATCATCGATGGTGAAATCATCATTTTCGATGGTCGCAGGTGTCTCGAGCTTGAATATCGGCACAAGCGGTCGAAGAAAATCGCGTTCGAGTGGTGCGTGTGGGAAGCTGGCAGAGTAGCTATAGAGAATGCTATAGTTCTGTCTCGAGAGGACAGCGAGCGATTGGCGCTTGCGGTTAAGAGGTTGGAGGGGTGGTTATGACTGTTTTGAGCGAGAAGCATGTAAAGGCTCGCAAGCAACACGAATGCATGGCCTATCACTGGATAAACCAGAGTTGCTTTGGCGAACAGGATTTCGACCCTGTGTCTTGGCAAGCCATCCAAAAATTCTTGGCTAATGGCGGATGTATTCAACCTGGCGAGATACACCTAAGCCAAAAATCCGTGGATGGAGATGGATTCAGCCATTTCAGGGCAAATCTTGTAATGCACAAGATCGCCTGTGAATACGATCTATACCCAGAAGATTAAGGAGAAGCACTGATGGACACCAACAAGATGCGCGAGCAGTTCGAGTTGGCGCTGGTCAAGCAGGCGGCCGATGATGGTTTCGCGAAGCCATCCCTGCGCCGCAACAAGAACAACGGCGACTACGTCGACCCATTCGAACAGGCCGCATGGTGGGGCTGGCAGGCCTCCCGCGCCGCCGTGGTGATGGAGCTGCCGGAGGTCGAGGTGGATATGATCGATCAAGTTGGCGGCGAACAGGAGGTTCGATACTACCCGCAGCGCGCGCTCATTGTCGCCATCGAGGCCCAAGGCCTGAAGGTGGCGCCATGAGCACTCACGACCCAGTAACCAACCCAAAACACTACGACCTATTCCCAGGCCAGCAATCTATCGACGTAATCCAGGCATCGCTAACCCCCGAGGAGTTTGCTGGTTTCTGCAAAGGCAACGCGCTCAAGTACCGCCTGCGTGCTGGCGAGAAGGGCGATGCAGCCGAGGATCTGGCTAAGGCTAATTGGTATCGTGATCGACTTTGGCAGATCAAACTAAAGCCTGAGCCGCGACAGATCGAGATTTGCGCTAACGGTAAGTGCTTGGCCTGTGGTCAATACCATCCTGGCATGGGCGGTATGCCATGCCCTAACATGAAGGTCTACGCCCAATGCAATGGAAACGATCCTCACCCCACCACCTCACCGGCGACCTAGGCTACAAGATCGCCAGATTCAAAGTTGGCGAAAGGGTGATGTACCGACCAGCATTCGGTAAGGATTTCCTAGCTATGCCTATGGATTCGCTTGATGAGGCGAAGCTGCTTTGTGATGATCATGCGAGGTGTAATCGTGAAAAGTAACTATCCGTACCCGGGCGACCATCCTGCCGAGCCGACATCTGTGAGCGATTGCGAGTTCTGCGATGGGTTTGGCCTCATCGCATGCCTGGACACATGGAAGACTCTGCGCTGCGAGCATTGCCAAACAGAGGAGCCTGACCCTGAGCCAGAATGCTATCCAGAATGAACCCCAAGCCAGCCTAGCCGCTGGCTTTTTACTGTCTGATATTGACGCGCTATAGTTGCTATCATAGAATCAGATTTCACACCGCAGAGAGGATGCAGCAATGAGAATGCCTACGCCATACCGCAGGGGAATACAGGCCAGAGAGCAGATGAAGGCTAAGGCGGTCAATCCCTACACAGCGTTCAGCCGCGAATGGGCTTGGTGGCTTGCTGGCTGGAATGATCGTGACATGGAGGCTGCGTGATGGAACTTGCCAAGATGTTCTCGCACCCTAACGCCGTCAACTTCACCGCTGAGCAAATGGAGCGCATGCGTGCGATGTACGAGCGTGATGGTAAGGGCTCGGTAGAGATAGGAAGGGTATACGGCCTGGCTGCAAGCAGTGTCGTCAAGCGCCTGCGCAAGATGGGCGTCACCATCCGCAAAGGTGGCACTCGTAACAGGTTTAGTGATGAGGTTTGCCTTCGCATAGCACGAGAGAAAGGCGAGGGCTACACCATAGAATTCCTGGCCGCTCGGTATGAATGCAGCACGCGGAAGATATGCTATGTGCTAGCCAGAGCCAGGCAAATCTCAATGAGCCAACAAGCCCGCCAGTGAGCGGGCTTTTTATTACCTAGATATGCGACAAGCCCATGCGGATGCAGAAGCGTTGCAACATCTCTAGCGAGAATAAGTCCAGGTGGCCGCGCAGCAAGGTGCACACCCTGGATGGCGGAACCTTGAGCCGCACCGATAGCGCCACCTGTGTCTCGCCGCTGTTCCTATGAGCAACCACTATGCGGCGATACAGCGCAGATTTCTGCCGGAGTATCGCGGCGTCCTCGGGGGCATCTAACAAATCGAATACATCAGTCATTATAAGTTCCTATAAGTGACAGGCATTAAAAAGCCCGCATAAGCGGGCCTGGGGCAACACAAGCAGAGAGGGGGTTGC